CCTCCTTTTAACCAATAGGAGTTCAGAGTGGAATGCCAGAGAAAGAGACTTTACAGCTCGGCAAATTGCCGAAGAAGTCCGTCGGAGTCACCGGTACGTTTGAACGTACCGAGATCTGGGGACCTCTTTGTGGGATGACTGACACTTTTACAAGTGATGTTATCCCACCGCTGTATGCAGCCGATGATACGGTTGCGGAGATAGGCACGGATAGCAAGTGGATCGTCTATGCAAATAGTCGATTCACTCGCATGAACCCGTGCCACCATCTCAAGTCTTCATGTGATTTCTTTACCGGCTCATATCTGATTCTTGATGCTCGAAGACATTTCGAGGATTGGGAATACGAGGACGAATGTGATTACCCTTGGGTAACCATAAACGACACCCGTAAAACAGTTAGAGTCGGAGGTATCACAAATCTCTATGCGAGCACGTTAGGGTTTGGAGAAGTCATGAAAGATGACCCCTACCTGTTTGACGCGGGCGAAACACTAAAAGCTAAGCTTCAAGTGCTAGACCGCATCGCGCTCGACACGATGATCCCTCAGTTGGACGATGGGTGGTCCGCTCCGCGGGCTCTCTTCGAATTGATTGAGCTGAAACAACTTTTCGCGCACGCGAAGCAGTTACTGCTTCAATGTCGCGGATTGGTGGAACAGCTCTTCAAGAAACCGCTGAAGGAGATATCGAACCAGTTCCTAGCCGGCATATTTGGCTGGCTACCTTTTGTGGACGATATAAAGACGTTTGTAACAAAGTACCAGAACGTCGCAGACGATGTCTTCGAATTTCTGGAAAATGCTAACAAGCGTCAAACGCTCCACTTTCAAAAGGCTCTGTCTCCGCTTACGTTCCAGGACGCGTCTTGGTTCGACGACCGCGAAGGAAGTATCACTATTGATACCTCCGACGACGAGTGGGAGTTTGCGGACGGGATCCTACGGGAACTCGTCCTAAAAACTGCCTATACTCGGGAAGTCAAACAACTGACGTACCACATGACTTTAGAGTTTTCCTACTCCGTTCCGGGAATTCCCGGCGGAATTCAGCAATTTTTAGCTGAATTGGATTACTGGGGCATCAACTTCTCAATCAGTGATGTTTGGGAAGTGATACCCTTTAGTTTTGTGGTCGATTGGTTCTGGAATGTTGGCGCCTGGTTGGAGAAATTCGATTTCGAAAATCTCCCGGTCTCAGTCAATATTCATGACTGTTGCAGGTCCGTTAAGGGCCAGCTACTCGAGGAACTAAAAGTCACCGATTTGGAAAGCATCACTCTTGATGCGCCAGGTTGGACGACGTACGTTCCATCCGAGTGGACCATGACCCCTGCTCTCGGTCGCGCCACACGTGTGACGCACCTTTATCATAGATGGCCCGGATTGCCCGTGCCATCAGCAGAACAGTTGCCCAATTGGCGGACCCCGAAGGGTCTCACCTGGGTGATTGGAGCTGCATTACTTGGGACTAGACAGAGCAAAATCTGACTGGACGTCAGATCCTTTGTCGGTTCCGTAACCAGCCGTTGGAAACAATGGCTAGGAGGCACACTATATGTTGCCAGACCCTTACGACGCGGACTTGTTAGTCCCTTCGGGCTCGGCCGTTCAGACCGAGTTTACTCTTGTGAGTCTTGCTGGAAATTCGACGACCAGGCAAAATGTTGCCGCGGACGACGGAGATCCCAAGGTTCTCAAGATTGCCCACTCAGTAGTGGGTAAGGGAGCAAGTGCTCGCGATCGACATCTTGTACGAATGGAATCGTACGTTGTCGAGGATTCTGTAGAAGATCAATCGAAACCGATTGCTCTCTACGCCGTGGCAGATATTCCGAAAAGCGGTGTTACCGCTGCTCAGTTATCTGACCTATGGGCACAGTTCGTCGGGCTTCTCTTCGGAGGATCTGGTGAGGCCACCTATGATGGTGACCAAACCATTTTCTTCGACAGATGGCTCAACGGGGAAGCGTAAACTCTCAATTGTGAGAGTCCGCTAACCCCTCGTTCCTCCCATTCACATGGGTGAACGAACGTGCAACCCGAATTTGTCTGGCGATTAATGTTGTGTGCCGGATGGAGACCCACTCATATGAGTAGGAAACCTGAAAAGCCCGCGCAGTACGGCTTTTATGCTGAACTGCTCGTCCGGACAATAAGGGACTCGGCTACACTCTGTAACCTAAGGTCCTCCTTCGTGGAACGTGACGTCGTCACAGTCCACGATCGTGTCCGTGTCGAAGGGCTGAGCTTTCTTACGAAAGCTCTTCCAACACTCGGCAAATGCCTAGACAAGGCACTAGCCAGTGGTTGCCCTCTTCCTAAGGAACACACGTTCAAACTTAGTTCGTGTGAACCGCGTCTCCCGATATTCTTGGGAGCATTTTGGAAGCTCGTCTTCAATACGGACGGGGAACTCAGAGTAACGTCGGATTCGTGTGAAACGTTCCGATGTGAAGTAGCCGTGAGAGCCATACGGCAGATTTGTTTTCTGCTGTATAAGCTGGAAGGTGTGACAGACGAGCTGGCAGCTCAGGCCGTTATCGACAAATTTGTCGAAACTGACCGAAGCTTACCCGGTGAAGATGAGAAGGAAACCCTCTCTTCTTCGACGCTCGAAGCCCTTGACAAGGCTCGAACGTTGATCTCGTATGTGTTGCGGCGGTTAGATCCGCTCGACATCCTTCCTGGACATGGTCCTGGGAGTGTCGCCACTGGAGAGAAACCTTGGGAGAAAATGAATTTCTCGAGGTTTTATGTGAAGTTGGACGAAGTGTACTCTTATCCAGAGTACTTCTTCTATAACTACACACATCTGGTGGACGACTTAGATACTTTGGAGCGACTTGAAGAAGTCGAAGCTGGAACGGCGAAAGTCGTTCTAGTTCCAAAGGACTCTAGGGGCCCTAGGTTGATCAGTATGGAACCGCTGGAATACCAGTGGATCCAGCAAGGGCTTATGCGGGAGCTCGTTCGAGAAATCGAACGCCCACATTCGCTTACTGCCGGGTACGTGAATTTCACGTATCAGACTGTCAATCAAGAGCTGGCTCTAGCCTCTTCCGGAAATGATTCAAGGTATGTTACCTTGGATCTGGAGGAAGCGTCAGACCGAGTCTCCCTCTGGTTGGTGAAGAAACTCTTTCCAGAACACATCTTCGAATGTTTGAAGGCGTGTAGGTCTGAGTTCACCGAACTACCAGATGGACACTGCTTGCGCTTGAAGAAATTTGCACCGATGGGCAGCAGTTGCTGTTTTCCCGTCGAGGCGCTGATCTTCTGGGCACTCGCAGTTGGCTCTCAGTTAGACTCCATACCTTTGGGGATGCGCTTAAGCGCGCTCCCTGAGGTGTGGGTCTACGGAGACGACATAATCGCTACTCGTAGTGGTTATGAGCTTTTCCGACCCGTCTTTGAAGAACTTCACCTGAAGTTCAACAGAGACAAATGTTGCACGGGACGATTCTTCCGAGAATCGTGTGGTGTTGACGCTTTCAACTTTGAAAACGTTACGCCCTTCCGTGTTAAAACACCATGGGTCGTTCCCCGCAAGGGGAAGAAGCTGTCTCCAGCGACCGCCCTCTCGTACGTTGCGTATGTAAATGCGCTTCGGGAAAGAGGCCTGCTCACAGCGGCAAATTTGCTGCAATGTGAGTTGGAGAAAGCATTCGGGAATATCCCAGTCACCAACGATCCGCATAGAACTTTCTTTGCGTTTCGTCGGGAGGACTGGGATGATCCTCAGGTGGAGCATTACCTCGTGTCGACGTTTCGTACACGCTTTAATAAGCGGTACCAACGTCGTGAGGTTCGTGTTCCGGTTCCTGAGCCCGTGTATTTACGTACGGGTAGCCCGAATTGGTCTGAGTTGCTCAGGCTCCATAATCAGATCGGGTCCTCATGCCGGTCTGTGTTGGAGTCGAGTAGTAACTCGGATCCGTGTCGCTACGCTGTTCCGCATCAGCTCAAAATGCGGTGGAGGTGGATAGCTGTAGAACAGCTAATCACCCGGTCGTAACGACCAAGAAAGCGGGGCAATAGGGCTTACCGGCGGCAATCCCTTGCTGCAGGAGC